ATTGATTGAATCTAAATTCTTGAATCATAGCAGTACCAACACGACCGTCATTTAGTGGGGTAGTGTTGTCATCTGGGCCAGTTGGAAGATATGATGACGGAACACGAAGACCACGAGCAAGACGGTTATTGAAGTACTTCAAGTCATCAATTTCACCAAGATTCTGTCCACCAGGAAGAACTTCAACTGACGATCCGCGACCTTCAGCAGTGACAGGGAAGAAATAGTCTTCGTTCATCGATAGTGGGTTATATGAAGCATCAACAATTGATGAACCACCGTATAATGAAGGGATTCTGCGTTGGTGAATTTCGTTCTTAACACGTTCAACGAATGCCATAGCTAAGTGAGATGGCATGTTACCAACGTCAATCTTGAACATTCTACGTTCAGGAGCACGTTGTACACGATAGATTAGAACAGCGTCTTCTAGGAGTTCTTTCTGCTTATAGACTTTGAAGATGTTCTCAAGAATTGATTGACCGAACGGCCAGAATCTATCAAGACCTTCTGTCAACGACAAGTGAACAACATGCTTTGCGTCTATTGCCGATTCAGATTGACCCAAAGTAAATCTTGAACCTGAAGTGTTATAGGGCATCGAAGGTACTGTATACCCGCCTCCCTGACTTCCGCCACCGGTACCACCTAAGCCCGTTGCCGGATTAGCAGCAAAGTCAGTATTAGTTTTCTGTGCTACTGATAAGTTCTGTAAGTTGATATTGATGTCTTTGATGACATACTGTTCCGGCAGCTTGCCTTCTGATTCGTTAACAATGACCTTAATGACTTTGACTACATCGACCCAGTATAGCTTGAAGTTTTCCGGGTCACGAACAAATACTTGATCTCCGTACTTTACAACGTTACGGAAAATCTTGAACATACGAACATCAAATTCATTTAGCTTACACCACTGCTGTAGCTGCTTAGTGAGCAGTTCTACTTCACGTGGGGTAGGGTCTTCTTTGTATTCAAAAGCAAAAGGTGTTTTGTTATGTTCGTTGCGCTGAGTGGAGAATTCTGCAAGAATGTCTAAACATGCATTGATCTCAGCGTCAACGTCCATCATTTCGTATTGATTGTAACGCTCAATACGATTTGGGTGTCCTGTGTATACTTCCGGTAGTCTGGACATATAGTTCTTATAGCCAAACTCAGTGCTGTTATAGCCATCCTGGGGACCGGGAGAGTTGTTCCAAGCACCCGAATTACTGTTAATGCCAGAAATCGGGCTAGATACGCCGCTCTTGTTTAGGAATTTCTTCTTGTATGCCATAGGTACCTGTTCTCTTATTATAGTCTATTTAGTGTCAAAGTGCATGTTTCAATAACTTCTTCTGAACGGTATTGGTGCTTTCTATCTTGTTGATCACATTATCAAACTTTTTAGACATAGAATGAATCATTTCTTTACTGATTCCTTTCGTCTTTACAGGAATACCAGTAGTAGAGGTTGGTTTAGGTGTTGCTTTGATAGCATTACGTTGCAGGTCTTTTGCTACAGACTCAGCACTCGTTGAAGCTAACTTGCTAAGAATTGAATTAGAATCCAGTGGAATTACTAACTCAGTTCCGTGTAGTTCCATTGCGTAACCAGTAGACGGTCCACCAAACATACCACCTACCTTTGCCTGTAAGGCTCCAACAAAATCTTTTCTAGGCACTAGGCTCTTGTTACTACCTTGACCTGCATAATAACTTCTACCATCTGGCATCGGTAAACTTGCCCACTCTTTTGCAAGATTATTTGCATATTGGTCTGGTCCTAACTTACCAGCTTTATATTTCTCTCTGCCGCGCATATTCATTAATTGTACTGCTGCTTTGTCCTGAGTAGTTGGACTAAATTTATCATTAACATTTATTGCACCAGACTTTACTATGCCACCGAGGGTTCCTTTAATGATCTGATATTTACCAAGTGCCGTTGTTTCGTGTCCCCTTGCCCGCATGGTATCTTGATACGCCATTACTTGACCGACAGTCATGTCAGTTAGCGGAGGATCATTTTTTGTTTTGCCGCCGACTAATTTATTATAACTATTTCCTGATTCAATTTTACCTATAAAATTTAGGGCTTTGCTATCCGGGCCGGGATTGGTTATACCACTAATAAAATCTCCTACGGCTGCTCCGGCGCTTGCGACTGCCCCTATTACCGCACTACCTGCTGCTGCGGCACCCGCAGCCAATGAACCTAATACAGATGAGTTGCCTCCAGAAAGTATGCCCATAGCTTTAGAAAAATCTAAAAATGCTTTAGCGTTTTCTGCTGCTTTTGGTCCAACCTCAATAGCAGCAAATTTTTTGAAACTTTCAAGGGGACCGTCAACATTAAACAAGGTGGCCAGTTTAGCTCCTGCAATTGTGCTAACTGCATCAAGCAAGCCAGCGCCTCCTTTATACTCTGCCATTGCGTGTGAGAATAGCACAAATGAAGATGCATTAATACGTGTTTGTTTAGGATCGATCTTCAAATGTGAGAAGTACACGACTTGTTGTTCCGGCGGTTTTACTTTGAAGAAGCTAACAGTAGCTTGTGCAAGTGAAGAAGTTATCCCACCTATACCACCGTCGGTACCCTTATACGAAGACATTGCTTTGGTAAAGTACACAAATGAGTCTGAGTTAGTCTTTACTTTTGCAGTATCAACTCTTAGTTGCGAGAATGTTTCTAAGTCTTTGTAAGGCGGTTTAGCACCAAACAGCTTACCAATTCCACCGTAAAAACCTTGTACTGCATCTGCTATACCTGACCCTGCGCCCAAAGCTGCTACTGCCGCCATAGCTTTAGCAAATGCTATCAACGATGCACCATTATCCTCAATCTTCTTTCTATTAAGATCAACTTTCTGTAATCTGAATAGCATCTCCGATGTTTGAGTAAGAGGATCTTTATCACCGGTGAAGAATCTTATAATAGTTCCAAACGCTTGAGCCATTGCTCCCGCACCCATCGCCATGATACCTACACCTAACCCTGCCATACCGACACCGGCTTGTCTTAGATTTTTACCATCAATGTCATTGAATGATTTTAGTCCAGTTGCTAGAGACGGAAGTGATTTTCCGATGATGTAGATTGCACCCGCAATTCCTGCACCAAATTCAGCAATAGCAGTTGCTAATGCACCTGCACCCAAGATAATTTGTGGGGCTGCTTTGCCTGCGTCTGTCAATGCACTAGCAATAGATTGTAGTGCTGCGCCGAACCCCCCAGGTTTACCAGCTTGTGCTGTGCCTCCTAGTTTAGCGATTCTTGCACTCTTTGCTGCACCTCTTAGAGGATTACCGTTTTTATCTAATAACTGATCTTCTGCAATTCCCACTGCACTTGAGGCAGCGCCCCCAGCGGCTGCACCTCCCCCTGTCATAAATGACAACAATCGTGAACCGGCCGCAACAGTTTTTACTGCAATAATTGTTGCAAAAGCAGCAGCTACTAATCCAGCAGTAACAGCAAACGCAGTGAACATCCCAGTATTACCAAGTAACGGATTCATAGAAAATATTAGGTCATCCATCTTTTGCCCAGCAATAATCTGCATCTGTGTCATTTTATTTCTAGCAATTTGGGCAGGATCTTCGGCTATTTTCTCGTTTGTTTTACCCTTACTAGGATCACCTATCGCTTTTCTAGCCTCTTCACCTTGTTTAGTAAAATCAGTGCTAGCGTTTTTGGCCATATACGAACCCATTTCTAGTGATGCACCAAATGCCCTTTGAGTATCGGCACTAAAGGTCATTGCATTACCTAGATTTTTAACGTTATCTTCATATCCTTTTCTAGTTTGTGTTAGTAATTCTGCACGAGCCTGACCCATACCCTTTTCATTTTCTAAATCTTTTACTGATCGTTGTGATTGTTCATTGATAATTTTATCAATGTTTACACCTTGACGAATAAGAACAGCACTCGTTTCGGTGTAAGCACCTGTGGCAATCTTGCTTCTAACAGCAGCTAGATACTGCTTATCACCTGTTTGCTCTGCTGCATTGATTAACTGATCTTCAATTAACAAACGCTTTTTTATTTGTTCTGCTTCTTCTCTACTAGTCTTCGGATCACTGAGTTTTGCTTGAAGCTGCGATTGGTGAATCTGAATATCATAGTTTGCCTTAGCTTCTAACATTCCCTGTTTAGCTTCTTCTGCATTTCTACCAGTTATATCAGAAATAATAGAAATGGTTTCAGCATACTCTAAAGCATGTTTTTGTGCGCTACCGTCTTTTGCAGCATTTTTATCTAATGCTAAACCAGACTGATTTTGAAGTTCGATGTAGTCAGCCATGCGACCCATCAGTGCTTCTTGATCAACACCCAATCGTTGGAATGCCATACGCTGTTCTTTAGTGACAGACGCCATTCTTGCAAAGTCTTTTAATCCATCACCGGCAATTCCATCAAATGCAACCATACTAGTTCTAGCACGATTAGCAGCCTTAGTAAATATTTCAATATTTTGAGATGTAAGGCCCATGTTGTGAGCCATGCCATAGAGTTCTTTAGAAGTCAGTTGTCCAGCAGCACCGATATCAGAAAGGGCATCAAGTCCTTTTAATAGACCGTCAGCTTGTTTGAATGCTTGTTCAGCTACTTTGCTTAAACCAAAACCCAAAAGTCCTAAAACAGTACCTAATGCACCAAAACTTGAACCTAACTGTAGGGAAGCTGTTCCTACTTGGTTTATAGTGTTACCGTATTTTGAAAATCCTTCTTCGTTGCTTAGAACAGTCTGAGTAAAGGATTTAGCTGCTCCGGTTAATGTACTGAAAGAAGTTGCTATCTTGCGAGTAGCTTCCGATCCAACTTCA